GGCCTTGGCCAAGATGTCGTCCCGCATGATCGCCTCACACCACGCCAGATCCGAGGTGCCCACAATGCGCTGGTAGCCGGCGGCCCCGCCGTCCACGACCTCCCGGGGAGCGTCGAAGATCCGCCAGGCATCCATCGGCTGCCCGAGGCTGGTCAGGGTGTAGTGGGGGGCCGTCTTCGCCTGCTCCCGGAAGAGCGAGGTGTGGATCATCACGCAGCCGGTCGGGACCCCGTCGGCCCAGACCTTGTCGCCGGACTTCCACGCAGGCTTCCCCGTGGGCGTGGAGACGTAGGGCCCGGTGCCCCGCCCCCGGTAGATCATCGGCTCGCTGCGGCACCCCGGCGTGCAGGGGCAGGGGGTGTAGTGGGTGCCCTTCACATGGTAGAGGGCCGAGACCACCGGGATGCCCTGCGTCCGGTCCTTGTTCCGCTCCATGTAGCCTCGGAGCTTCAGGAAGAGGTCCGGCGGCACCAGGTTGTCGTCCTCCACGAAGATCACGTAGTCGATCTGGCGGCGCAGGGCCTCGGCTACGATGAGGTTCTGGGCGTCGTGGGTGAGATACTGCTGGGGGGTCAGCATGGAGTTGTGCCAGTTGGTCGGCACGACCAACGCCCCCCAGGCGTTGTGCCACTCCATTCGGATGACCCCAAGGGTGGGGGTGCCGATCAGGACCTTGATCCGGTCGTCCTTCGGGGCGACCGGCGTCGGCAGCACCTCCGCGAAGGCGCGGCCCGTCACTTTGGGCACAGCGGGCATCCCTTTCCGCGGCACTTCTCCAACACCGCGTTGAAGTCGGTGTCCCCGACGGCGGGAACGCGGGAGAAGGCCTGCAGGTGCCACACGGGCGGCTGGTAGACCTCGTAGAGGGGGGAGCGGGAGTCCCAGTAGCCCCAGGTCCGCTCGTTACTCGGGTTGCAGTGCGTGGGGTCCTGCACGTAGCGGTAGCCCAGGCCGTAGGGGCCGGAGATGTAGAGGAGCCCGCCCGGCTGGGTGATCCGGTGGATCTCCGCCATCGTGTCCAAGGTGAGGTGGGGCGGGACGTGCTCCCAGTAGTGGCTCATCGCCACCACGCGGGCGCAGGCCGCCGGGAGGGGCCAGGGGAAGGTCCAGAGGTCGTGGACCAGATCGACGCCCGGCAGCCGGCGGCGGTCGATCCCGATCCAGTCGGGGCCCTGCTTGTTGGCCCCGCACCCCACATCCACGCGGACCCCGCGGCGCTTCGCCAGCAGGGCCCGGATCCGCGCCGACCGTGCCACGCGGCCTCCTTACGAGAACCGCAGGTCGTAGGTGGCCGACAGCGTCTGGTCGGTGGTCTTCGCCGACGAGCTGAAGGTGGTGGCTGCCGCCATGCTCCCGCCGGTGTCGGTGGCGTAGAGGGCGATGGTCCCCAGGGTCGTGTTGGCCTCGTTGCTGGCCCAGCTGGCCGTGGAGCGCAGGGTGCCGTTGGCGACGAAGCTCTTGGAGCCCGCCTTCCGCGTCTGCTCCGTCCCGAGGTTGTCGTCGGTGGAGGTCGGCGTGGCCGTCTGGGCGGCGACCGCAATGTAGTTCACCTGGGACGAGTTCGCGATCCCCCCGACGCAGCCCACGATGTAGTGGGCGAAGCCGGTGTCGGTGATCAGGTTCTCGACCCAGCCGCTGTCCCCCACGACCTTGCCAGTCTTGACATCGTGGAGATTGACGCGGATGAAACCGCGCACACGACAGCTGTCCGCGATCCGAGAGTGGCGGGCAGGGCGACGGGGCATGGTGACATCTCCTTGGCGGTGGGCCCAGCCCACCGAGACTATCGGACCGGCACCCCCCACACGGCGGTGCGCTCGGCAGCAGCCAGCTGCCGTTCGAGGGGCAGACAGGTGCCACGGTCGTAGCAGGGGAGGCACACGGGTCGCATACAGGCGTGGCAGCCGGCCCCCGGCTCCTCGCGGAACCGATCTGGCGTGCCCGTCGGCAGCAGGTAGACCGTGCTGGCCGTCCCCGGTTTGGTGAACACGATCCGCCCACAGTGCCCGCAGGTCACTGTGTCGTACTCCCGCACGGCACTGGCCGGGTCGAGAATCTGGGCGTAGCCCTGCGGACGGCGCATCTCAGGCCTCCACGAGCTGCACGCCCTGGATGAGCGCGAGGGCCGGGTCCGCCCGTGGCGGCCAGAGGACGACCTGCTGGACGTGCTCGCGGGCGTGTTCCGCCGTGTCCGTGTACACGTCCAGGTGGTCGACGACCTGCTGGCCCCTGGGGTGCCCGGCGAGGTAGATGCCGGGCACCGCCAGGATGACCCGAAAGCGTGCCATGGCCTACAGCTCGTCGACGTGGACGGTCGCCGAGATGGCCACGGCCGACATCGTGGGCGTCCGCACATGCAGCCCGTTCGACGCCGTCGCCGGGTAGACCAACTCCCCGCCCGGTGCCGCGACCCAGCGGAACGTGGCCCGCTGGTTCAGGGCGACCGACAGGAGGAAGGCCGTGGCCGTGGCCGTCACGTCGACGGTGTGCGCCTCCCCCGCCAACAGCTCCGTCGCCGCGTCTCCCGGGTCGAGCGGCTGCGCCGTGACCGGCGTCGAGGTGCCCGCCCCCGTGTGGCGCTGGACCTGCCAGAGGAACGGGTTGTCCGCCGGAGAGGCTTCCGACCCGAAGATCAGGTCGTAAATCTTGCCCCGACGCGGGCGGGTCCCGTGGGCGGTTACCGAGCCGACCGGCAGGGTGGCGTGGCCGGTGCGATTCATCTCGATTGCGTACTTCGCCACTGCGTGACTCCTCTCAGAAGGGAATCCCGAGGATGTGGACGACGGCCGTGTTGCCGACCGCGTAGAAATCCGACAGCTTCAGGGGCCCACAGTCGAAGCCGCCGACCGTCGTGATCGGCGATCCCGTGGCCAGCAGCTTCATGCCGAAGCTGGACGTGCTGACTGTCGAGCCGCCGAGGTAGGCGTCGGCCGTGAACGTCTGAAAGAACAGCTGCCGGAAGGGAATGTCGGTCGCCGCCGTCAGGCCCAGGGCAGTGGCGACGTTCTGCGCCGCCGCCGTGAGCGTGACTTCGTAGTGGCGGATCATCGGCCCCTCCTACCGCTGGTCGATGGTACCCGGGTTGCGGTCCTGCAGGGAGGGCGGCGCCGGGGGCGTGCCGCTGGGCTCGAAGCGGCTGGGCAGCGGGCCCAGTTCGCTCATGTTGCCCGTCTCCTTGGCGCCCTCGGTGATGAGGGGGTCGCCGCTAGCGGCCGTCACGCCGGCCCCGCCGCTGCCCCCAGGGGTCGGCACGGGCGGATTGGTCCAGTGCGTCTTCAGCATGGGATCCTCAGAGATAGTCGGCGGCCAGCGCATCGGTCTGCCGCAGCCGACTGGCCGTGTTCGTAAGACCCGGCGACCCTCCGGTGTACTGGAGGTATTGCTCGGGCGAGAGGTCGTCGTCGCGCAGCATCAACCGGTTGACCTCGCTCTCCCAGCGAGAGTGTAGCCGATCGGCGAGGGTCAGGTTGAAGTAGGGGTTCGGAAGATCGACGGTCCCCGGCCATTCGGCGGCGCTCGCCTGGGCGCCCAGCCGGAGCACGTCGGGACGGTCTGCCAGCGGCCCCGGCAGTACCGTCTCGTCCGCCAGCGCCACGGGGCGCCGTTGGTAGAGGTAGGGGAACTGCCGGGCGACGGTGAGGAGGGGATACCACGCGAAGGTCGGTTGGCCCAGCGTGGCCGGCACCGGCGAGGGCCGGGCCGCGATCAGCGCCAGCGGGGAGCTGTCGGTCACCGTCCGGGCCGGATCGATCCGCAACAGGGTGTCCAGATTGGCCCACCACGTCACCGTCCGCTCGTCGTAGGGATTGATCATCCCCAGGAAGGCGCCGAAGTCGGCCGGCAGGACCGCCAGCGCGTCGAGGATCTGCCCGTCGACGGCGCCGGAGGGCGCCGCCCAGGCCTGATCCAGCACCACCGTGTTGACGTCGGTGAACGCCACGATGGTGTAGAGCGGGACGGTACTCGGGAGGCCGGAGCCGGTGACCGCGCCCCGGAACTGCCGCCCGAGATCGCCCGGGACGAAGAGCCCCACCGAGGTCAGGGTCGTCGACCCCTGGGTGGCGGTGACGCTGACGGCGCGGGCGTCCTGCGTGCTGAGGATGCCCTCGGCCCGCAACCAGCTCCACGGCTTGCGCTCGCAGAGGCGGGCATAGGTCTCCTGAACCCAGTCCCGCACGACGAGCGCCGGCACCCCCGGGAGGAGGAGCCGGGCCCGTCGCCACGCCGTCTCGAACGTCTCCATGGCCGCCTCAGAGGCCGATGGCCTCGAACCGCGCCGAGTAGGTGGAGAGGTTGGTCCCCGCTCCCTGCTCCGCGCCGGCCATGTCGAAGGCCTTCACCTTCGCGTTGGTGGCGTCGTAGCAGAGGGGGATGACCGCCGTCCCGTTGGTGGCCGGCTCGAAGAGGAGCAGGTCGATGCGGCTCATCCCGAGGTCCGCCGCCGTGAGGGACTCGCCCCCCGTGGCGTAGGACGCCGGGCCGGTGTACTGGCCGATCCGGCGGATGAAGGACGCCGACTTGTCCTGGAAGTTGCCGAGCTTGGTGATGGTCGCCATCAGGCCCCCTTACACCGTCTCGGGCACGTCGAGGTCCACGTAGACCAGCGTCTGCCCGCCGATGCTGGCGCTGGCGCAGCGCCCCAGCGCCGGGTAGGTGGCCGCCGTGCCGGCCGCGATGACCTCGCCCCGGCCCGCCGTGGCGGAGCCGACCACGAAGCCGCCGACCGCGCTGGCGTTGCCGATCGAGGCATCGGTGACACGGGTGATGGCCCGGCCGCCGATCTGGATGCAGCAGTAGTTGCCGGGGGTGATGGGCGCGACCGCCGGGTCGTTCTGGAAGACCCCGGCGACCTGCCCGCGGTTGGTGGCGGTCGTCGTGACCAGGTACTGCGTCTTGTCCGACCAGAAGGCCACGTCGCCCTTGCCGGGGCTGGCGGTCATCGTGGAGTCGGACTTGACGTACTGGTAGCGCTTGAACTGGTAGTCGTCCCCAGACGGCGCCCCCGGCCCCGACGGCTGCTTCACGGTGAAGCGGTTGCCCAACTGCCCTCCGTAGAAGAGGGTGTTGGCGTTCTCCTTCTCCGGGTCCCCCGCCTGGATGTAGGTCGGGGGCTGCTCGAAGCGATTCGGCATGATGGTCTCCTTGCCCCCGTTAGCCGGTGATGCCGTGAAGGATCCGCGAGAGGCGGATCGCCTTGACGGTCAGGTTGCCGCCGAAGAGGATCTGGCCGCTGACCTGATTGTCGTCGCGGGCGCCCTTGAACCCCGTGAAGCCGAAGGCGAACTTCGGGGACTGGGCGATGTAGAGGCGGATGTAGGCGTCGTCGCCCTGCGGGCCGAAGTTCAGCCAGCAGAAGGTCTCGCCGTCCGCGTCGTAGTAGTTGCCGAGGAACGGGTCGTTGGTGCCATCCCGCCCGGGCGCATACTGCGACATGACGATCGTGGCGCGGTCGAACTTCAGGCCGGGCCAGTTGATCTCGGGGTTGGTCGTGTCGACCAGCTGGTGGGGGAGGAAGTTCTCCGCGATGAACCCCATCCCGCGGTTGGTCGTGATCCCCAGCGACGGCGCCTCGTTGCCGATCTGGCAGGAGAGGTAGCTGTGGCGGAGGATCCGGTAGCTGATCGGCCCGTTGACGTTGGCCGCGACCAGCCCGGTCGGCGGCGTGGCGGCCGGGGCGATGTCCGCCCGGGTCTGCCCGCCGTAGGAGGGGAACAGGTTCCCCGCCCAGCTGGCGTTGGTCCCGTCGTTGAGCGCCTCTTCGATCCCGTTGATCTCGGCGGAGCGGTCGTCCCCGACCAGCGCCTGCCCGTGATGGAAGAAGGCGATCTCCAGGAGGGCGGACATGGTCAGGGCCGCCTGCGCCATGTCGGTCCGAATCACCGAGAAGGCGGCCCGGGGACCGGCCATCTCGACTTCCAGGTCCTCCAGGAACTCGGTGACGTTGACCTGGTAGTACTTGGGGGCGAACAGGATGCCCGTGCGGGTCTGCTGCCGGGTGATGTCGAACGTTGCCCCTTTCTTGTAGGCGCCGCCCTTCATCGGCTTGTACATCAGGTTTTCTTGGACCTGGGGGCCGACCCACTTCCGGGTGAAGCGGGACTTGCACATGGCGATCAGAGGACCGGCCTTGAAGTAGCCGTCCACGACGCCGGGGATGATCTCCTTGGTCGTAACGGTGTTCACGTCGTCCAGCACGATGACCCCGAGGAGGAGCAGGGGCCAGTACTGGTCCGGCGCGAGGGCGACACCGACGGCGGCGGCCAGGAGGGCCAACCCCATCGTCCAGAATCGCGTGAGAAGGTCTCGCACAGGGGACTCCTTTCCCGGAAGCCGTCAGGCGCCCCGGGACAGTTGAAGCCGCTCGTACTCCGCGACGGCGGCATCGAGATCGTGTTTCTGCGCCCGACTCGGGTCCTCCAGGACATCGAGGACCGAGGGGGCGACCTGTCGCAGCGGAAACGGCTGTCCGGCGTCCTTCTTGCGCTCTTCCGCGAGGCGGTCAGCGACGAGCTTGTCGATCCGGACCTGCTCGGCCTGGGCCGCCTTCTCGCGGAGGCGGTCGCCGTACCGCGCCTGGTAGGCGTCGGGGACGGAGACCCGCTTGGCGAGGGCGTCCTGGACCAGCTCCTCCACGTCGAGGACCTCGTTGAAGTCCCGGAAGTGCTGGAACTGCAGTTTCCCGGCGACCGAGGCGAACCGCACGGCGCCCTGTTCGGCCTCCCGCAACGCCTGCTGCCACCCGGTGTCGGCGGGGGGCGTGGGGGCACTGGGGGCTACGGGGGCGGGCGTGGGGGCCGCCGCAGGACTGGCGGTCCGGAGGGTCTGCGCCTCCTGGAGCGCCGTCTTGTTGTTCTCGTACCACTGCGTGAGCGCGGCGTAGTCCGCCTGGATTGCCGCTTGCTGCTCCCGGATCGCGTCCATGGATCGCGAATAGTCCGACCGGGCCAACACGCCGTCCCCCACCACGGTGAGGGCCTCGGCGGCCTCCGGCGACTCAATCGCCTGCTTGAAGCTGTCCCTCAGGCTCTCGGGGAGCTTGGCGAGGACGCCCTGCAGGAATGACCGACCCGTCTCAACGGCCTTACTCATGTCCCCTCCTGTGCGCCAGCCAGGGCGCCCCACCTCCGAGACCCGGGCGAGTGGGGAGCCTGACCTTCACGGAGTTACTGCGTTCCCGGTCCGGTGACACCCCGGTCGAACGCTGCCGGGAACGCAGGCCCAGCGTGTCCGGGGGCGACCGGTCCTGCGCCAGCGGTGACCAGCTCGGCGAGGACGGTCTGCAACTGTTCCTTGATGATGGCGAACTTGGGCCCCAGCTGCGGGGCCACCTGCGCGAACTGATCGAGGAGGGCGCCCACCTTCTCGGCGGCGGCCAGCACCCCGGTGAGGATCTCGGGCGCCATCTGATTGGTCGGCGTCGTCGGTGGGGGCCCCGCAAGGGCGCCCGCCGAGAAGCCCGCCCCGCCGGTGGGTCCCCCGCCCGCCAGTTGGGGCGAGGGCGGTGGGCCGTTCAGGACGTCACTGCCGGTGAGGGCGGGTGGCATCGCCACGGCTCACCGCTTCCCGCCGAAGGCTGGGGGGACGCCGGGCTTGGCCCACGGCTTGCCGCCCATCTTCTTGCCGCCCTTCTTGCCGGACTTGCTCGATCCGCAGCCCATGGGACCCTCCTACCGCTTGCCGCCGAGTTTCTTGCTGCCCCCGCCCGTCTTGCAGACGGCCTTGGAGAACATCGTCTGCAGGCCCTTCTTCGCCATCAGCGTCGTCCTTTCAGGGAGCGCCCCTTGGTCGTGCGGTGCCACCGCTGCGAGCCGGGCTTGCCCTTGTTGATGGAGGCGTAGAAGACCCGGTCGGCCTTCTCCTCGGACCCGTAGGTCTTCTCCATGGCTTCGTGGACCTTCTCGCCGGTCTTGGTCAGGGGCATCGCCGGGCTCCAGGTACACAAAAAAAGGCCGCACCCCCGTTCGGAGATGCGGCCCGGGACCGCCCGCGGCGATCCGTGTGCCTCAGTTGGTGTCCAATGTGCGCTACGGCTCCAGGGTTGTCAAGTGCGTTCCGGCCCGGTCGCGGTCAGCGTGAGCCGGACCGGATGCAATTCCACCACCTTGGGATGGCCATACCGGAGGTGGAGCACGAGCGTGCCGGTATAGCGTTGCTGGTGGAGGGCCTGCAGGACCTCCGCGAAGCTGGCGACCTCCTGGGTCTGCTGCAGCACCATCCGCTCGGTCACTTCCGCGACTCCGTCACGGTCGGGCGACCCCCCGGCTCGTCGTTCTTGCTCTCCATCTTGGGCGGGGCCTCCCCGCTGGCCTTCCGGCCGGCGCTGTTGGCGACGAGGCCGATCCCGAGGAGCTGCTGGGCCTGCAGGCGCTCGGTGATGGTCGTGGGGACGCGGATCTCCAGGATCTGCCCGCTCATCGGGTCGAGCTGGTAGGTCTTGTTGGTCTGGGGGTCCACGACCGGCGAGGGGCCGCCTTGGAGGCCGGAGCCGAGGGACTGCATGGACTGCAGCAGGGTCTGCTGGATGATCAGCTGCTGGGTCGCCGGGTCGATCGGCTGCAGGGGCGGGAGGGGGATGGCCGGGGGCGCCCCGACGTTGGGCGTCTCCAGCACCTCGTGGTAGGTCCAGAAGTCCACGACCCCCATGCGGAAGTTCTGCATGGTGATCATCTTCCGCTCGGTGCCGTCCATGGCCAGGATCGAGTTGGGGGCCACGACGAAGACGAACTGCTTCTGGAAGAACCGGGCCCGCTCGTCGGGGCTGGTGGTGTCGGCGTCGAGTTCCGGCGTGTAGCCGGCCTCGCCCGGGCGCAGGGCGGGGACCAGGGTGCCCGGGTCCGCGTCGACGTCGGCCAGGGTGACCGCGGCGTCCCCGAGGAGGGCCACCCGCTTGGCGGTGGTCTGGAACTGGAAGTAGTTCCCCTTGATCATCTCGGAGAGTTCCCGCATGAAGGCCTCGACCTGGCGGGCCTCGTGGCGGATCTCGGGCGTGAGGGCCTCGTAGTACTTCTCGATCGTGTCGGCCGCGGGCATCTGCCGAAGCTGAAGCAGGGCGGTCAGGTTGGCCGTACCCGAGAGGTCGGTGAACTTGGTGGTCAGCTTGTCCCACAGCTCCGAGAGGACGCCGAGGACCTGCGGGGCCGGGCCATTGAGCTTGCTGAAGGGCTCTCCGAAGCCCGGGTTGACCTTGATCTTCTTCCCCGGCCGGCGCGGGTCGGTGAGGCGCATGGTGGCCTCGGAGACCGCGTTCCGGTTGTAGAGCAGGTCGGGGTCCATCCACTGCCGCGCCCCGAGCCGCAGGTCGTTGACCGTGTCGTTGATGGCGTCCTGCACGGGCAGGAGATCGTGGAAGAGCGGCAGCCCGAGGAAGTGCCAGGGCAGCGACCAGAGCTTCAGGCGACACACCGGGAAGAGCCCGTGATTGTAGGTGTTGGGCCCGTCGTAGACGATGGCCGTGTCGGTCGAGACGATGAGCCGGCCGCGGGGGTAGAGCGGCGCGTTGGGCGGGACGACGTAGGCCCAGGCGGAGCCGGGCTCGCCCATGACGATGGGGCCGGTGGTCAGGTTGCGCGTGTGGTCGCGGAGGTAGGTGCGGTAGAGGACGACGGCCCCGGAGCGCGTGCGGCGGGTGTGGATGCCGGTTTGTCCGAGGCGGTCCAGCGGGTCGGCCGGGGTGATCAGGCGGGAGAGCGCCGTGCGGAAGCGGCCGGCGACCCGACTGAGGGCCGTGTCGGAGGCGGCGGAGAACAGATAGCCCCGCGTCGGATACATGGCGCGGAGGGCGTTGACGGTGTGCTCCTCCCGCAGGATGACCCCGGACCAGGACTGGAGGCTGCGCCCGTAGGACGGCCGGATGGGCAGGGTGTCCCGCGGGTCCCGGGCGGAGAGGGTGTTGGCCCCACCCATGGGCGCGTGCGGGTCCCAGTCGACGACGAGGTCGCCGGTGCCGCAGACCAGGGCGTACTTGATGCAGTCCCCCAGGTCGAGGTCGAACATCTGCGTGACCCACTCCACCACGGCGAGCTGGTTGAGGAGGTCGGCGTGCAGGGTGTAGGCCGGGTTGGACGCTCGCCAGCCGAAGACGGGCTTCACGTCGGTGAGGGAGGAGACGTGGGCCTGGACGGCCTTCCGGCACTCGTTGATGGTGACCTGGGGCAGGTACTTGGCCTTCTGCTCCTCGGCGAGCTGCTCCCCGGCCACGTATTGCTGGGCCCGTTCGATGCCCTCGTAGGAGGGGTCCCCCCGGAGGATCCGGTCGCCATCCTGAATGGCCTCCGTCAGCCAGCCGAGGACGGCCGGGTTGCCATGCCGCAGGCTGTCGACGGTGGTGGTCGGGAGATCGGGGATGCCCGAGCCGGAGAAGTCTGCCATCGGGGACTCCTAGTAGGTGTCGGACTCGCCGGTGGTGATCCGCCGGGCGCCCGTCGGGTAGTGCGCGGCACAGTTGATCCGGATCGTGTCCAGCTTGTCGTCCATCTGATCCAGTTTGTGGCTCAACCGCGTGAGGGTGTGCTCCATCGCCATGATGTGTTGGGAGAGCAACCGTTCGAGCAGGTTGACCCGCCCCTCCAGGCGGACGAACCAGATCACCGCCCCGAGGATGGCCAGGAAGATCGGGATGAACATGACATGGAAGCTGGGCATGGTCAGGGCTCCGGCAAGGCTGAGGTGTTCTGGTCGGACACCCCGGGCCCGTAGGTCGCGGTGTCGGGATCCACGCCCCGCAGGGGGCGGATCTTCTGCCGTTCGAGGAAGGCGGGGTCGGGCTGCACGCTGGGGGGTGTGCCGAAGACGCCCTGGTCCCGGTTGCTCTCCCCCTGGCTGTAGCGGCGCCAGACCATCGGCTGGCCGACGCCGTCCCGGGCCTGCTGCTCGCTCTCGCGCTCGACCTGGCGGAGCTTGCGGAGGGAGTCGATGTGGACGGGGCGGTTGCGCCCGTCGTAGGTGTCGAAGGCCTGGAAGGGTTCCTTGGCGTCGATGAAGCCGACGTTGGGGATCCACGCCATGGGGCGGTCGCAGCGGTGGCAGGTCGGGGGATCGGATTGGGCCCCCTGGGCGGCCGTGCGGAAGACGTCCCGCAGAACCTCGTGGCAGACCGGGCAGCGGTAGTCGTGGAGTGCCATCTCAGGCCTCGCGTTCCGGCCAGTGCCAGGTGTCCGGCGCGGCGGTGTCCGCATCGTGGACGGTCAGCCCCGTGAAGAAGACCCCGTCCACGGCCAGCACACAGAGTTCACAGCGGTCGGGGGGCGTGACGGCGGTGATGACGGCGGCCTGACAAATCGGGCCGGCGGCCCGGGGGGACCGCGGCACGTAGTGGACGATGCGGCCGATCGTGGGGGACGGGGGCATGGTCAGCTCCGTCCCTCGAAGATGTCGTCGGTCACCCGGGCCACGATGCGGTGCATCAGGGCATCGAGCGTCAGCCCCTGCTTGTTGGCCCGGTGCTGCAAGACGTCCCACTGGCCGGGGGTGAAGGTGACGGCTACCTCCCCGATGTGGGCCGTGGCGAGGCGGCGGACGGCGAACACCAGGTCGCCCTCGGTCTGGGTCGCCCCGGCGCCGAGGAGGGCGTCGAGCTGGGCGCAGGCGCCCGGGGAGAGCGCCAGCCGAGCCCCGTCCACCCGCTCGTAGGCCTGCTCGAAGACGGTCGGGGAGCAGACGTCGATGATCTGGGCGCCCCGGGTGACCACCCAGTCGGACGGCTGCCCGTTGACCACCACCCCGTTGGGGAGTTCCACGGTCAGGGTCTGCTGGAGCTGACTCCCGCTGAGCGTGGTGGTCCCCGTCCGGCGGCGGATGGGGAGTTTGGGGCTCCGGGGGCGGTCAGTCAGCGGTTGCTCGGGGATCATGCCAGGCATCGTCCTCGTCCTCCTCGTCGGTCCCGCCGCCCTGGAGCTGGGCAATGGCGGCGGCCGTCGTCGCGGTGTTGCGGTAGTCCGGGCGGCGTCCCCCCGCCTGCTGAGCATGATACGCCTGCAGGGCAGCGCGGCGCCGACGTTGTTCGGCAATCGGCTCCACCTCGCCCCCGGCCGCCAGGTAGGCGACGAAGTAGGCGATGGCGGCGGCCATGATGGCGTCGTCGTGCTGCCCGGGGGCCGCTTCGGCGTCCCCGAGGCGCAGGCCGAGGCCCTCGGGGATGAGCAGGTGCCGCAGCTCACTCCGCGTCACGGGGGAGTTGAGCACCAGATCGAGGGTGTTTCCCACGGGGTCGGTTGTGGTGACGGCCTCGTGGAAGCGCACGAGCATGGCCGGGCGGGTCTTGGCCGTCGTCGCCCAGCCGATGCGCTGGGTGAACCGCTTCTCGGCCGCCCCGGCATCGAGGACTTCCCAGACGAAGAAGTTGGTGTAGCCCAGGTGGAGCTGGAGTTCGTTCTGCGTGACGAGGCCCGGGCCGATGTTGCACTCCACCGCCGCGCAGGCCTCGATGCCCTCGTCGTCGTGGTAGAGGTGCCCCAGGGCGTCGACCACCCGGCCGAAATCGGCGGGGGAGATGGTGTTGGAGACGTATTGGGCGACCTCCTCGGCGGGGTCGTCGAGGGTCGGGCAGCGCAGGACGGTGGCGACCGAGTAGTCGAGGCCCACGCCGTCGCCCACGTCGGCGCTGACGATGTAGCGGACGCGGCCCCGGCGGCGGGGGTATTCCCAGATCGCGAGGACGCCCTGGCGCAGGTCCGGTAGGGCCTGGAGGGCGGCGGGGCCGAGGCGGCGGAAGCCATAGCCCGGCGGGACCAGCAGTTCAGCCCGGGGCGCCTTCGGGGCCGCCGGGGGTGGGAGACGGCGGTCGGGCGGGTCCTCCGCGGGGAGGCGGCGCAGTTCCGCGATGTCCCGGGCGGGTTCCACGGCCCAGAGGTCCAGCAGGGGACGAGCGGCGGCGTCGATGCGCTCCAACTGGGGGAGGGTGAAGACGGAGCGGCCGGAATACTGGAAGCACTCCTCGGGGTCGGAGGCGAACTCCTCCAGGAACTTGGCGTGTTCCCCTTTGGACTCGTAGTAGGCCCGGGTGGTTTCATACCAGTAGAGCTGGTCCCGGGTGAGGGTGATAGGGGCGCCGGTGTAGTAGGGCCAGAGGGTCTCCGCCTTCTTGGCCTGCTGGAGGGTGGTGCTGCTGGGGGTCCAGTCCAGGGGGGCGGGCAGGGCGTACTTCTTCGGCTCCACGCCCCAGGGGATGAAGACGTTCCGGAAACGGCCCACGCCCTCCTGGGCGGTCAGCCACTGCTTGTGCCACCAGTTGCCGGCGCCCTTGGCGGTGGACTCGAAGAGCACCAGGGCGTCGGCGGAGAGCGGGACGCCGGGGAGCAGGGCGTCGTCCAGCTGGCCGGCGTTGTCCCAGGTAGAGAGTTCCGAGATGTGGACGACGCTGTGCGTCTTGCCGCGGCCGATCTGGCCCTTGGCCCGGCCGGACTCCTCCACGAGGCCGCCGCGGGTGGACTTGCCCCAGGCCGTGCGGACGCTGGAGCGGCTACCGAAGACGACCTCCCGGTCCCGGCGGTAGCTCTGGCGCGGGGGCTGGAGGAACCACGGCAGGTGCTCGTAGATGCGGTAGCACATGCGGAACAGGTAGCCGGCCTGCTCCTCGACGTCGGCCCCGACGAGGGCCCGGATGTAGAAGCGGGTGAGCACCCGGTGGGCGACGAGGGCCTCGGCCAGGGTGGAGGCGCCCAGCTGGCGGGCCTTCAGGACGTTGAGCAGGAGGCCGTTGGGGGAGGCCACGGCGTGCTGCTCCCGCTGGAGGGCGGCGAGGCGGTTGAGGATGAACCGCTGGGACTCCCAGAGCGGGTAGAGGGAGCGCAGGCCGTAGCCCTCCTGGTCGATGGCGACGAAGTGCTCCAGGAAGAACGGGGCGTCGAAGGCCACCCGGATCTGGCAGGCCTCGACCAGGCGCTCCTCGTCGGGCTGCAGGGGGCGGAGGAGCTGCTTCCGCTCGTCGTCCCAGAGGCGCCGGAGGTGGGCGAGGTCGGCCTGGAGGGCCGTCCGCGTGAAGGTCGGGATGCCCTGGGGGAACCGCTGCCGCAGGGCGGGGCGCTGGGCGAGGATGTCCGTCTCGCGGGCGGCGATCAGGCCGGGGTCATACATCGCGCCGGATCCACCACCGGAGGACGAGCAGGTAGAGGACGAGCCACCCGGCGGCGAGGGGGACGTCGAAGGCGCCGCTACCGACGGGCGTCAGGACCATCAGGAGGCGAGCCGCCCCAGGGGTAGGGGCCGGTGCTCGTCCAGGGCGCCGCCCGCCACTGGGCGGTCCGGCGGAGGCGCTCGGCGAGGGCCCGGTAGGCCTGGTCGTCGACATCGCGGTCGAGGGCGGCCTGTCGGAGGGCCCGTCGGAGCTGGTAATGGTCCACCCCCCAGCCGACGAGCAGGGTGGCGAGGAGACTCCAGGGGAGCCACTCAGGCATCTCACACCTTCCGCGTCCAGATCACCGTGAAATTGGGACTGCTGAGGAACATGCCCGGGGAGGTCGCGTCGGCGTCGTAGCCGGGCGCGAAGGGCGTGAAGCCCCCGGCCCGATACCACCGGACGAGCAGCTCGCTGCAGAACATCTTCTTGGCCTCGGCGGCGGACCGGCGGCCCAGGAGGAAGAAGCGCAGGAGGCCCCAGTAGTGATACCGCTGGCCGCTGGCGCAGCGGGCGAACCACGCCATGGCCGCGTCCACGTCGACGGGTGCCACGGGGCGCAGGACCGCGTAGAGG